GATTTGTATTAAGTTCGCCCAAAAATCAAAATAAAACTTGAAATAGGATAGAATTCTAAAAGATTTCTATTTTTTTATTATATTTAAAACCTTTTCCATAGTATCAGCAAAATTACTACTCAAAACTAAAGAAGCTTCTCCATCATATTGAGTACTTTCATTATTAATAATAACTAGATTTTTTCCTCTAAAATACCTTAAATAATATGCAGCAGGATAAACTGTTAAACTTGTACCTGCAACTATCAAGGTATCCGCTTGTTCTATTTGATAAATAGCTTCATTAACTACATCTTGATTTAAGTTTTCTCCATATAAAGTAACATCAGGTCTAACTATCCCACCACAATCACATGAAAAATTTCTATTTGATGTTTTTCCACAACTTAAACAATACCATCTTTTTAAACTACCATGTAATTCCAAAACATTTTTATTCCCTGCCATTTGATGTAAATCATCTATATTTTGAGTTATTACTGCTTTTAATATACCTATTTTTTCTAATTCAGCTAACACTAAGTGACCTTTATTAGGTTTGATACCATTAATATTTAATTCTTCTTCAACATATTCTAAAAATATTTTTCTATGTGAACAAAAAAAGTTTGAACTCAGTACTTCTTCTGGTCTATATTTCCCTTTGTATAAACTACTATATAGCCCATCTTTTCCTCTAAAACTCTTCAATCCGCTCTCAGTTGAAACCCACTCCATTAACTACCGAATTTTTCATTTTTTTCTATATCGTAATTTATTATTATTCTATCATGTTTTATTTTATCTTCTCTTAAATAGAAGTGCCCTAGTAGTGTATTTAAAGTTTTATTATAAAACTGATAATATATTTCCAGTATTTTATCATAGGATAAGTTTTCTAAGTTATCTATTTTTTCTTCAGAAAATTTATTGACTTCCTTTAAATTTTCAAAAATTTTTTTATCATCAGTTTTTTTGTACGCTTTTTCTAAAATACTTGTATATAATTTATATAATATTATTAATCTTTCATGTCCATCTTTTCTCGTTTTTTCAATATTTAATGATTGCTCATCTTGTGTATCTATTTCTTTATTAGAATCTTTTAACCTAAGATATGTCAAAAAATCTACTGCTGTAAATTTAATATTTATTTTCTTGATTTTCTTAGTATATTCCTCATCATTTTTTATACTAAAATCTATATCTGGTATATCTAACTCAACAAGAAAATCATAAATTATTTTTTTAGCTGTTCTTATTTCATCTAATTCTAGTATTACATTTCTTTCAAATCCTTCAATGTTTTTATCTTTTTTATATTTATTTTTTTCAAACTCTAACTGTTTATTTATAGATTCAGTTTGTTTTTTTGTGAAATATAAAAAAGAAAAAGCAGCTAAAGCAGGCATAAAAGTTCCCCAGAAGTCTAGCCAATTTTCATTAGATATAGACGAGTAAAATATTTCTCCACATTTTACCTCTTTTCCTGCACTAATATCAGTTATGAAGAAAAAGAAATTTAAAATAATAGGGCTAATAGAAAATATAAGAATTATAATAATAACTCCATATTTTTTGAAAAATTCTTTACATTTCATAGTTGATCTCCTTTTTTATTTTTAAATTATTTATATTCTATCAAAAAAAAGGATAGAAATAAACTCTATCCTTTAATTTTTCTCATCTTCTTCTTTTAACTGTTCAAGAGCTTTTTTTAATTTTTTAGGAATAGGAACTCCTGCCTTAGCAGCATTTTCTATAATACTCAATAATTCTGTTGCACAATAGAAAATTCCAACTAAATTTCTAAACCCGATGTCTGGAACTAATTTGTGCATTAAAGAAGCCCCACATAATAAAGCTAGAACCCATAATTTTTTTTCTATTCCTTTATATGCTCTTTTTGAATTTAATTTTTTTAACTTATATCCTGCATACACTCCTGTTACATAATCAATTAACATTAAACCTAGTAATACCATAATAAGTGTGTCGAAGCCTCCTATAAGCCATATCACAAAAGCAATAAAGTATGCCCATATTTTAGCTAAAAATGTCCCCACTATATCAACCCCTAACTTATTTTAAGAATTTTATGCCAATAACTATAATAAGCTACAGCTTCATCAGTCATATCTATTATGGCTTTATCTTTATAACCTTCATTGTTTTTTTTATTTTTCCAAGAAGTTTCTCCAAATAATCTCACTGCCCTATACATAGTCTTACTTTTAAAAAATCCTACTCCCAATTCTCTCATAATAAATAGAAAAATTTTATCAGATAATGTTCTATTTATTCCAGTTACATTGTATTCACTATAAAGAAAATCATGGATAACAGCTGCTGGAGTGTATACCCCAAAAGGTGGAAATATAGTCCAAAATGAGCGAGGAACTGAAGCTAAATCAGTTATAAAACCTTTTGGGACATTAATTATATATCCATTAATTTCATAAGAATAGTCTTGAAATAACTCTTGCCTTTTGCCATCAGATAATGGGTGTGTTATTAGTTTTGTTATTTCCATTTTCTTTCTCACCTTTTATTTTTTTAAAAATTGGTTGTAATTCCCTTACTATAATATCTATTGTATCTTCATTTATAAAAATTTTGATATGCTTTGGGAGTTTTGAGATAAATTCTTGAACTGCTTTCTTTTTTAAAGCTCCAAGTCCTTTTTCTTTGTATTCTAACTCCTGCTTAAGAATTTCAGTGGTGATAGCCTCTTTTCCTTCATATTTCCATTTTAACATTAAAAAAATAATTGTTCCTATTATATAACTTAGAACTTGAATCCAAAATTCTTTATCCATATTTATTCCTCCTTAATTTTCATAGGATTTAATAAAATCAACTATAAATTTTGCCATTTCTTTTATATTTTTAAATTTATCAGCTTCTTCATTACTTCCAAAGAAAGGTTCAACTAAAACATAAGTACAATTTGTATTGCATATTCCATAACCTCCTCTCATTTTAGAGTCTGTAATAAATATTAGTCCTTTTGTTTCTATTACTTTTTCAATTATTTCTTCTTTACCATCTTTATTAATTTTTATCTCTTTTACTTTATTCCATTCTTTTCTTATATTGCTTCCATACTTGTTTTTTAATTTTTCCATAAAAGATTCTGCTAATTTTTTGGCTTCTTTATTTTTAAAATAAATTAAGCATTCACAACCTTTTGCTTGTAGTGAACCAGCATTAAAATGAAGTTCTAAAATAAAATTGTAATTATGTTTATTAATTTCAGTTACAATAGGTTTCATCTCTTGAATATAATTTTGTTCAGGCTTTCTTGAATAAATATCAATACTTTCTTCCATTTTTTTTACTTCATCGCATACGTTTTCCCAATATTCATATTCTGATAACTTTAAATATGGACTGTAAGCACCTTTTCCTCTAGGATTATGTCCTATTACTAATGCAATTTTTCCCATCTTATTTCCCTCTCTTTAACTCCATTTGATTTCTTCTAACTCTTTTACAGTTTCAGCTTTTTCAATTTCAATAAATATTGCTGTATACTTATTTTGAGCAGTTATAACTTTTAAAATCCATTTAAGGTATACTTGATTTATATCTCCTAAACTTATATCAGCTACAGAGTTATCTTGAAGTCTCCATTTTGTATTTAAAGATTTTAAGAACTCTTTTAAGTTTCCTGATTTTATCACATTTTTTAACTTTTCTTCCAAATCTGGAGTAACAGTAATTTCTAAATCACGTAAAGCTTCTTTTAAAATTTCTATGTCTGTTGTTTCCGAAGCTATATCCAATGCCATTTTGACCCTTATAAAATTTATTTCATCATAGTCACGCATTTGGAAAACTTTCCCTTTATATTCAAGACTCCCAAATAATTTATCTAGTAAAATAGCTTGAAACTTATGTTTAAAAGTTTTCTTTACTCCATTCATATCAATATCCCACTCGTGAGTGTTTATATTCCAAGTATGGTATGATGTAGGTTGAGGTACAGTTATAAGTTTTTTATTCTCTATATACTCACCTTGATTTAATTGAACTTCTATTCCTTCTTCAATCAACTCTTGTCTTGTCATCTCTCTTATTGTATTAGTTGAAGAATCATAGGTTGCATTTTTAAATGCTTCATTTCTTTCAACAACTATATAATTATTTGGATCTAACTCAGGATAATCTAAAAATAAATTGTTATCCATAAAATTTTTTACTTCATCAGCAGTTAAATTTACAGTGAATACAACTTGTGATTTTTTATCTTTTGTGTAAATATAAAACATATTTTCTCCTTTCTTTTATAAAAACATTTAAAATATTCCTAACTTCTTTCTTTGTAAGATAAGTGAGTTTCTTATCTCTACAGGACTTGCTTTTTGTATATAATGCTTACTTGTAACTGTACTACTAACATGATTTGCATAGCTAGAAGCAAGCCCTAATCCTCCCAAATTATTTATAAGATTTATTGATGTTTTCCTAAGTGTATGAGGATATAAATCAGAAATATCCAAAATTAATCCCATTTTCTTTACTCTTTGCCTTATAGCTCCTTGGCTCATTTTTCTATACTCATGCCCATATTTTGTTATGAATAGCCATTCTGAATCTATTCCTTTTTCTATTCTTGTATTTATCCACTCTTGTAGTAATTCTTTGCATTTATCAAAAAAGAATACATTTACAATATATCCTTCCTTTTCTCTAACCTCTTCAAAAAAACCTTCATCTAATCTAAGTTGCTCAATTTTTAAATTCTGAATAGCACTTATTCTGCAAGCACTATCTAAAAAAAGTTCCCATAAAATTTGGTCCTGGATATCATATTTTTTATTTTGGAATTTCATGACAAGTCTAACAGTTAATATTTGCTCAGTATTTAAAAAGTAACTTTTTCTAATTTTATCCTTCTCAGTAAACTTTAATTTATCTAATTTATCTGTGAAAGGATGAAATTTTATTTTGTTTCTTCTTACACACCAAGAATAAAAACTACTAATTGCAGTAACTTTATTCATTAAAGTTCTTTTACTGTTGCCTTTACTTCTACAATAATTACGATATTTTTCTATTATTGAAGGCATATCTTTTAAAGTATCTTTTCCTAATAAACTCCTGTTCTTATATGTACTTTCCAACCAAATTAAAAATAATTTAAAATTATTAATATAGGTCTTATAAGTTGTATTCCATGTGTCCCAGTTATTAGCTTTGCAACTTTCTAAATACTCTAGATAAATCTCACCATTTTCTTTTTTGAATTTCCTTAACATTATTTTTTCCATAATGCACCTCCTAAAATTGTTAGGTACATTATATAAAGTAAAAGTGAATAGATTGGAAAATTTAATCAAAGTTAAAAGGTCTGGAGACTGCAACGTAGTTCATAACGACTGTACGATAGCCTTCGAACCATGG